GAAGTAACTACAGGTGTATCAGCCGCAGTTACTTTGATCGGAGTAATCTGGTCTGTCCTCTCTAAGAAAAAGTGAGGCACTTCTTCCGCATTATAGTATTAGCGTTAGAGGCTTACGTGCATTACACTAAGCTTAAACAACGTAGGTACATATATGATCTTGAGGATGAAATTGATAAGCTCGCTGCTATTGGTACTCCTGCTGCCAAGCTGCAAATTGAACGACTTAGTGGGCGACTCGGCCTTGAACGAAAGCGCCATATATGATCCACCCACTATTACCCTCATAAAAGGGTACGATTATCCCTTTACAGAAGGCAATCTCATGGGTCGTGGGCAAAAGTTCCACAGTGATTTTTCTTACAGACGTGCTATAATTATTGGTAACAACAATAAATAGTGGCAGACGAAGAAGATACATTTTTAACTAGAGTTGAGGGGAGATTATCTCCAAGACCTTCTAGTCGTCCCTCTGCGGTAGGGACTAAAAGAGACAAACGTAAAACTCGTTTTGGTAAACCTATTATAGACCCGTTAAAAGATACAACGCCTTTAGCCGTCAATAAACACACCCCTCCCCCCATAAGCGGTCTTGTTCCGAGGGGGTTCTTAGAACGCCAGTATGGTAAAAAGGGACTAGAAGAAGAAATGGCTAAAGCGAAAAAGGCTACCGAAGCTTATAAAAATAAAATCTGGCCCCTGCAAACAAGTAAACTTTCAGAATACGAAAACCCAGCGGCTAGGAGTAAGAAGCATGAGGGGTGGCAGAAACAATATTATTCTGAAGAGCCCTTAGACAGGGTGGATGATATCATTGAGGTTAGGAGGGGGGCTGAAGCGAATAAACAGTTAAAGGGTAGATATGCGGGGTCTTTCACGCCCTCGTCTTTAGGAGGGCCTTATATTCGGATGAGGAGCCGTGCAAGCAAAGATCCCGCTTCGGATCGAGATACAGCAGAACATGAAGGTAGGCATTATCTATACGGGAGCACGTACCCCATAGGACGTACGGCACGGTCAAAAAGCTGGGGCTCAGTAAAAAATAATCCAAAATTAAGTTTTTTTCCTACTGCGAATGAACCAAAAGCAAACGCACAATACCCACTTAAAAACTCTAGCGAGTATTGGCAATCAGTATCTCAATTACAAAGCCGATGGTATGCCTTTACTAAAGCCAACCCTAAGACTTTTCCTGAAGGGCCACGCAGGATGACGGCAGATGACCTTAAGAGGTTTGCGGATCCCAAGGGCGGTTATCCCAAAGATGATAAGGGTTATAGAGGACATTTTAAAGCGCTGGGGCCTATCGACCATAACTTAAATAATTCACGGAAGTTAATTGAGGCACTAAGAATATATAACAAAGAAAACCCAAAACGAGCTAAAAAGCTCATAGAAGGGACTGCGGAAATAATGGATCAATTCGTCAAAAACCAATCATCTAAAGATGCATCAACCCCTAAACGCTTTTTCCCTGAACAACTAACTTAAAAAGAAATGATAGCCCTTTGCGTAGGACACAGCCGACAAAATGATTCAGGAGCCTCTTCAGTGGATGGCACCACGGAATATGATTATAACTGTGACCTGGCTGAACGCATAACTAAGCACACACGCTTAGATACTAGAATTTATAGCGCTTACCAAGGCAATGGGTACACCAGCGCCATGAGATGGTTGGCCCGAAAGCTTAAAAGCGACGGGGTTGAATACGCCGTTGAGTTACATTTTAATGCTGCAACACCTAAAGCAACCGGCCACGAATGGCTGTACTGGCATTCAAGTGAACGGGGGAGGCTTTTAGCTCGGTCTCTGCGGGACTCTATGGAGGATTCTTTTCCTGAATTCACTAGCAGAGGCATTAAAGGTAGGATGCGGGGCAGTCGCGGCGCGAGTTATTTACGCCTAACTCACTGCCCAGCAGTTATAGCAGAACCTTTTTTCGGGACATGCGAAGACCCCGACTGGTTGTTAGCGACTCAGCACAAGGAGGGGATTGCCCGTTCTATAGCTGGAGGATTAGAACTCTATAAAGATATAGCTTCCCAATGGATATAACACTCCCTAAATCTATTACTGTTGCCGGAAGTAAAATTAAGGTGGAAGTAACATCCTTTAAGGGGAGTAATTGCGACGACTTTGGGGAGTACTTACATGACGACCGCCTTATACGTATAAACAACAAACTAAATAACAGGGATATTATAAACACGTTGCGCCATGAAATGATGGAAGCTGCTTTATTAATTAGTGGCGTAGGTTTCAGTGAACGCTACGAACAAGAGGCTGTGGTGCGTTGCATGGAGGATATATTTTTCCCTGCGTGGGGGCGTGTGCTACTTAAAATTGATATTGATTTAGGCGATGAGTAATTTTGATCCTTTAAAGAAAGATATTGAAGACCCATTCAATAAATCAGAACAGAGCTACCCCAGTAGGGCGGACATCCTGGGAGGTAAAGACATAGGTGATGACGATAATCCTGATCATTATTTTGATTATATAAGTAGTTCCGAAGGGCTCCATTTAAAAAAATATTTTGATAAGCGCGGCTGGTCTATCGGGTACGGTCATTTTATACGTGAAGGTGAGAACTTTGATAAGGGCATTTCTAAAGAAAAAGCCATGGATCTTTATCGTAGCGACACAATGGAAAAGTTAAACCACGTAAAAAAGGATATGGGTAAAAAAGAATGGGACCGCTTACCCAGAAAAGTCAAAGGGGCTTTAGTAGACCTTGATTATAGAGGGGACTATAGAGGTTCCACTAACTTTAAGAGATTATTTAAAGAGGGTAAATATATCGAGGCCGCTACAGAGTTAGAGGTCCATGAGGAGGCACGGCAAAACAAGGGTATTGCCAAACGCATAGCGAGGAACGCTGATGTTATACGAACCTTCGGTATTAACCTTAAAGATTATAACGAACAACTAGATAAAGAAGCCCCTAAAGAACCCTTTAGTGACTTCTTAAATGTGGTTGAGCGACAATTAGGATCTAAATAGCGCACGATGCCCCCAAAAAAGAGAAAGCGATTCCGATACGAAAAAGGAGTCGCCGTTTATGATACTATTAGTGATGATATAGCGTTGGCGCATGAGCGCACATGTAAAATGGGTGTTTTATCAAATTCCTACACCCATGGAGTAGGGCGCATGACGGGTTTTCTTGGGGAAATAGCCGTAAATTTATATCTACATAGGAGTAAATACGTAGGAAGTGCGGAGCATTCGTTCGACCTTTTATATAAGAAGAAGCGTATTGAGATAAAAAGCAAGACATGCGGGGGCTTACCGGAGCCTCATTATAATGCATTTGTTAATAGTAAAAAAGATGCCGAACACGATAATGATGTGTACTTTTTTACTCGCGTTCGTAGAGACTTACAGCGTGTGTATTTAGTAGGGTGGTTACCTACGGAAGTGCTTTTTAAAAAGGCTACCTTTTTCCATAGGGGGGATAAAGATGAAACAGGGTTTCAGTTCAAGTCCTCTGGGTACGTAGTAGCTATTAAAACACTACTGCCCCCAAAGGAACTTAAATAGATTAGTAAGGGCTTTTAGCTTCTTCGGGGGTGTTTATATAAATTGGGTACCCTTTGCCACCAGCACCCGCAACATTAAACCAAAAGAATTCTTTGGCGTCTTCGTGGGACATTTCTTCAGCTAGTATGTTTATACACCTCTCTATAGAGTACACTGCCTTTGGGGGTTCTTCCTCGGTAATAACCCCTAGAAATGCGCCGTCCATATTATCTGCTACGATAACGTCCTCTTCCAAATCTAACTCTCTTATATAAGCGGCTATTTCTTTTCTAGTCATATATTTATTTAGGTGTCTTCGCTGATGAGTTTAACGCTGTTATACTATCTATGTCAAAGGATTCATCTAAGTCTATTTCCCATATTTTACCACCGCCAAATCCCGCGCTTTTAACGGGTCTTAGCTTCTTATTAGATTTACTGGACTCCTCTAAGATTAACATACCACGACGCACAAATTCAAGATTACCCGACATGCCTACATGGCGCCCCCCATTAAACTCGTGTATAGCTACTTGTAACTCAGTTAAAGTTCCCCTCCACATAGGCGTAGAAAAATAATCTCGTGCTCTTTTAGCAAAAAACTCTACTAATTCCGCTATGGTAGACCTACTTGAGTTGTCGTACGCCGCAGAGGCTATTGTTTCATCTATATACGACTTTATACCAAACCTGGAGGAGCCTTTGATCTTTGATGGTATGGCCCATTCTAACAACCAGCGAGCAAAGTGAGGGAGCTCCTTCTTTATAATATCTTCTAGATCTACGTTTGGTGGAAACTTATTAGTGGCTTTTTTACTTATGCGTAAGGCTAATATTTTGTCCTTATTTGATGTGTCCAGTGCTGGAATAACACTCAATGAGTTAGCATCCATATTTAAACTCATAACCACTCTACCTGTCCACGGAACACTTACAGGATCTACATACTTTGCATGGTATTCGATGCGTGGATTGGCTACACACTTTTTAATTAGCTCGGTTGCTTTCCTTTGATCTTGGAAGCTTGCGGCGCTTGTTGTATCGTCTATAACCCACGTAGCTTTTCCTGCGAGGTCTTTATTAAATGGGGTGTGCCCCGATAGGTACTCTGAAGCATCGGCAAAACCCCCAACGAGGGCGGCTATAACTCGGTTACTTAACAATGACTTTCCTCTGTTAGTTAAACCAACTAGGAGTAACGCCTGACCTTGCGCGGGTTCTTTGTTCAGTACTGCGGTGTAAAATATCTTTAACCACGCAAAAAAATACTCTATAGATATAACGTTCTTACTGTTAGCAAATAGCTGATGTAACCATTCGTGCAAGAAAGGCCAGTTGGATATGTCACCGTCGTCATCAGGAAGAACCGGACTTATATTAGAATTATTCAGTATCCTATGCGAGTTGTACTCTACAATTCTGTCCTCTGAGAAAAGGCAGGGGGCAATTTCATCCACCCTGTTTTCGTTGCAGATAGAGAGCTTCGCGGCCTCCACTTCTGATAACGCCTGCCCTTTGTTACGGCCATCGGAGAATCCTGCTTTGCGTAGTTCCAATATGACTTGCGTTTCTTGAACTTGCCTGACTGCGCCATGTATAATTTTATAGTAGTTCTTTCCGTTATGCCAGTACTGATCTAGCAAGTTACCCATTTTTTTAGTTTCAAACGCCTCCACAAATTTAGGCCCGAATATTTCACGCCACGTTACAAACCCCTTACCTGCTCTGTCGCTGTAGCATATTATACCGTCTGAAGCTATTTGACCACCTTCCCTGTCAATACCGTCGTCTATCCAAAACAATTGAACTCTTTCACCTACCTCAAAGCTTTTCGTACACCTCCCTGGAAACCTCTTTTCTACTTCTTTAGCCACTACCTCTATTGGTATGTTAGTCTCTGAAGTTGAAGGGGAACTTGTAGCCGCCGCCTTTAGTAAGGCCGTTCTGTAAAAGGAAGGGGGTAAAGAGTCTCCCATTTTATTCCAGTCCTCACCTAACTCAAAGTACTGTGTAGGTTTTAAGGACGACTTATCAAACCCCGCAAATATACGCTCAAGGCCAAGTTTAACTGATATCTGCCTCATGAATGCATTAAACATATCAGGAGATATAGGGAGTGGTGTTTCAAATTCCCACACAAGCCTAATGTACCCAGACTGAGTTCGGTTATACCAAGTGGGAAGGTGTCCTTTACACTGTGTTTTTATTAGCTTCTCAACTATGTCCCAGTCAACAGGGGCATCAAAATCGGCAACAATGGCTGTTATTTTATTTGGGGGGTTCTCACTAGTTACTCTTGCCGAAGGGTTATCACCTTCTACTCCACTATAAAAAGCGTGGTTGGTATCGCTGTCAGCACACCAAGCTCTAAACTCTGCTTTGCTTTTGAATGGGGGCTTTTTCTTGTTTAACTTGGAAAGGTCTTTTATTTTAACGGCCTTCTTGTCTTTTAGATTCTTTAATACTCTATACATTATTTTTCATACCTTTCTACTATTTTACCTTCTGCGGCTAGGGGTAAGTCCGCAATCCAATCTGGTGCTTGGGACATAGCGGCAAGCACTTTACCCAATATTTCTTCTGCGTCATCTTTTTTTGCTTCTATGACGACTTCGTCATGTACGTGCATGATTGTATTTAAACCTAACCCTTCCAAACGGATTAATATTTCGCTGAAGACATCCCTCGCTAGGGCTTGGGATACATTTTCTGCTAAAAGACCTCCATATACTTTAATGGGTATTTTTTTAGTCCCTTTAGTTAGCATAGCTACGTAGCTACGCCTCCCATTCTGCATGACTGATTTCACCTTGCCGTAGTTAAGGGACCTGCCTGATGGTAGATCTAATACAAAATCACTGCATGTATTGTAGGATACATAAAGTTTGCGACTCAAGTGGTTCCAGAAACGGACCACTTTTTGCATTCTTGTTCTATATAGCTTAACCGCTTTTTCAGCTTCCTCTATAGAGCTATCAGCTATCAAGGCAAATCGCTTAGCGCTTGCCCCGTAACCGCATCCAAGAACCATCGTTTTTGCCAAGTGGCGTAGTTTAGGTTCTTTGTCTTTTAAGACTCCCATGCTTGGATCCCATAAACCAAACCGTATAGCAAATGTTTCGTATATATCGTCACTCCCCCTTATATCATCAAGGGCCTCGGAATCATCAGCCAGCCAGCATAAAGTACGGACCTCGATTTGTGAAAGGTCCACTACAACTAAACATTTATCTCCTTCTGGAGCTATTAGGTTACGGAGGTTAACTCCAAACATGTCTCCTCTAGGTAAGTTTTGTAGATTCAGATTCCCACCCGACCCACTAAACCTTCCGGTGTGGGCTCCAAAATACATTATACCTCCGTAATATCTACCATCACTCATTGTGGCATAAGAGAAGGACTCCAACTTTCTTTTTAATGCGTTGATTCTTCTGAAGTCCCGCACAGCGCCAATCCATGTATATTTTTTACCGTGCTTTTGAATCCATTTGTTAGCGTCTTCATCAGTAAGGGCCAAGCTGTGAGGAGGCTCAAGGCCCAGCCTGCGGCACTCATTGTTAAATGCTTTTCTTGATAACGTGGGTGCTTGACCAATCCAGGGTATTGAATTCTCAGCATCAAATAACAACTTAGCTATATCCTCTTGCTGTTTCTTTAGCAGTTCTGTGTCCATAGGTATGCCCCGCTGTACACACAATCGGTTTATTCTGCTTATTTCTCTTTCTCTTTCCGGCCACCTACTTTCTAATTCTTGCCATAACCTTAAACAAAGTTCTGAGTCTTTAAGTGCGTAGTCATCAACCTCCTTTCTGAATTCGTCTGACATAGACTCCCATCTTTTACCCATCATACTATCACGGGTTTCCTTGGAAATTTCTAAGTCGAATACCTCGCCAGTCGCCCCTTTAAGTGACCTAGGTAATCCACAAAAGGCGGCTAGATCGGCTGTGCAATGCCATTCCTTCCAGTTAAAATCAGCCCACCATTCTTTAGATACCCCATAAATAAATAACGTTTCGTCAAAAGAGGCGTTATGACTCAGTATTATCCCTCCGTCTAATTTTCCCCATTCAAACTCACGCGGATCCCCTACGAAATTAGTACCTTCATCACCGACGACGGATACCCTATACGCGTCGAAGTCGGGGTGTGAAAAGTACCCTAGGGTACCTAATGTTTTTATTGAGCATGTTTTATCGTAGTATGTCTCGAAGTCTACAGCAAAAGTATTCATATGTGTTGTTATTGTGATTGTGCATAGTTGTCCGCATTTTTAATGTGACCCTCCCACGCGGCTAGAGGCCCAATGAGCGTCCGCGCGGGAGGATCTCCCCCAATCCCGAATCGGGAATTTTTGATTACCTAAGTAGACTTACTTAGGTCTAGGTCCATTTGGTCATCTATGAATTCTCCTAGATGATCCATAACAATTTTTAATCTCTCCTTTTTCTCTAGAAGAAGATTTATATTGCTGTCCAACTCCTCTACAAGATCGCGCATCACAGCGCACTCTTCAGATATAACAGATTTGGAATCCAGCACGTCTATGTTTTCAGTTGTGTCAGCCATAAAATTAAACAGTTAAACGTGAGATAAATGTTTTAACATCATCGCTTGGAGAGTTCTTAGTTATGGATAACGATGGGGCAAACCAAGAGTATTTACCCTTAGTCATAACCTCACCTTTTAGTGTCCACAACCTATGACCTACTGGTAGGTCGGCATTGAAGAGTGAGAACGTGGCTAACCTTTTATAGGTCATTCTGTACGCGTCCTTTGCAACGTTAACTCTGCCTAATGCAAAGTGCTCGTCCCCAATTGGGTAAGGATAAATAGCTTCATCTACTCCTTCTTTGTCCGGTTTTGGAATAAGTAGGGTTATTTCGGCAAACTCAATAGTTCCATATTCACTTTCGGCCTCGATAGCCGCTTTCTCTTCTTCCGTTGAAGCTATACGTGGCATTTCATCACTCTCGTATGGAATGTTTTCACGCCAGCTTTTTACGGCATTAACCACAACAACTTCTGCGGTTTCACCTGCTTCAAGTAGTTCGTGTTGTTGGTCCAACACAAAGGAGCCGACGGCACCTTCGATTGTACTAGATTTTTGAATCAGATTTATTTTACTGATTTCTATATCACTAGCTGAAATAACCAACTGTGGTGTTTCAGTTTCTGCTTTTTTAATTTCCTGCTTCTTGGCTTCAACGATTGCTGTTTTTGGCATACCCTTTATTTATTTATTTTTTAAGTTTATATTTTTATATTTTGTAAAATGTAATTTTAGGGGTGTGTTCAATGACCACAGAAATACATAAAAACGCGGCTTCCGTAGCTCTCCTACGGCTAGTATTCACCCCTAAAATTAATACACAATACAATAACAATGAAATGCTAAGACAAGGTGTACCTCGTCTCAGACTTTTTGACAATAGACGCTTCTTCTACAGCGTCAAGAAAATCTTTGGACTTTTGTCCCTTCTCCCCATCAGGCGCAGTTTTGCCTACCGCATCAGCTAACTTTTTAAGCGGGATAGACGCAACATCTAATACGTCTTCTGTGGATAGATCAAAATCGTCAGCAATTTTTATAAGCGCTGTGTTGTTGGTACATTTTTTAGAAGCTCCCATTGAACGCAATCTGAGAGTGGGAAACTCAACCCCTTCTTTGGCTTTAGCTATTGCCTTACTCCTTATTTGCGTAGCCCAATTTGATACAATTTTAGCTACTGCATACAACTGTTCTAATACTTCGGGGTCGTCTGGATCGCTTATGTCCGCAGTCATAGGTATCGTTTTGGAAATCCGCGAAACAACTTCAACAGCCATACCGCCAAGTGCGGGGCAGTGTTCTTCGTGCCTACAGAACCTACAATTTACGGTAGGGCTAAGCTCATCTATATCGGGCTGGCCCCCATCTTTCCATTTAGGTCTTATTAATTCCCCCCTTGTTATTATATTAGTAAGTTCTTCCGTAAGGGTGGGGATATCTTCACGGGTAAATTTGTCGTGCATAACTTCATTTCTAACCGGTATGTAGAAAACAAAATCTATTTCATTAACATCGGGGTAGGCTTGGAAAGCCCCCAGCGTGTACGCTTTCGCCTGCCAGTTTTCTCGCGGACTATCTATTTTAGATATACCTGTTTTATAATCAGCCATAACCGCCTTGTCTTTGTAAACAAGGAATCGGTCACACGTTCCCCACGTTTCAGTACCCTGGAGGTCTACATGTACTTGAATTTCATTCAATTCTTCAAAAGGATCTTCCCCAAAGAAGCTCTCGTTAAATGATTTTTCATCTGCAACAATCTGTTCGTATATCTGTAGTTCCTCTTCATCATGAAGTGCTGATGGATCTCTGACTTCTAAGGCTTCGTGGATACGCGTACCTTTTTCAGCCGCCGCGCTTGTGCCGTCTTTGCCATGGTAACCCCCGCATCCAGCCACGTATTTAAGGCTGGACGGACTGAATTCTGCGTGGTCTCTACTCGTATGATCTGGTTGGTTATCCATGTAATGCTTCTAAGTTCTTTATTTTTCTATCTATAGTCTTCATAACGGTTTCTTCTATTGATCCTTCTGTTATTAGAATTTTTTGTATTGCGTCTGATTTTGCACCGTTCCGGTGTATGCGCCCCAATGTCTGTAAATGATCTTTGGCTGAGAATGTTGGACTAATAAGACTAACTCGTGGTCGGGAGCCATTGACGTCATGTAAGGAAACACCCGTGCCTCCTGCCGCTATATTCGCCACTACCACATGCTCGTTGTCCAATTGGAAAGCGTCAATAACATCCTGTCTTCCATCCCCTGTTTGGCCCCCATCTATACGTCCACACATAAGTTGTCTACATAAAGCGTCTATAGATTCTTTAAAGTTCACAAATATGACAACACTGTTGCCCTGCTCTATTAAATCTTCAGCCATGTTAGCTAAGTCCATTATTTTAAAACTTTCTGCCAATTGACGTGCGCGGAGTATGTCTACTATTACGTGGTCGTTTTCAAGCACACTGCTTTTATCCATTATAAATGATTTAACTATGGATGGGGTGATACCTAAATCAGAATACGCTTTTATTATATCTTTAGTATTGCTAAAGCGTGTGGGTTCTATAAAAACCCTATTTGCTCTGAAACTATCAGGGAAGTCTTCAACAGTTAATTTGTGTCCGGTTATGCCATATATGTCCTCTTTTATTTTAGGTAAGTGTTTACGTGTTATTAGCCGCCATTGGTTCCACTGATCTTTGTGACAACCCTTTGACATCATCCAAGTGTACCAACTTTTTTTAGTGTTCTCTCTTTTATTTAAATTGTGAAGATCTAACATATAACCTATCGCGCGCATTTCTGTAGGGTCCTCACACGCGGTTGCAGACATCCCGTGAATTCTAAACCCTTGTTGTTTTAACGAAATAACAAGTTGCGAATTTTGAGTGTAGTGCCCTTTGACTTTATGTATCTCATCCACTAGAACCAAGGTGTCCTCTGGAAGATCCCACGTCATTATCTTCTTCCCCCTTTTAGACATGAACTCGGTTTTGCCCATACGTATACGTTCGTAATTCATAACGAATAAGGGGTCAACTCCCATATCCTCCAGTTCTCTTTCCCATGCTGGTATAACGCTCTTCGGACAAATAACGGCTACAGGGCACCCCAGCTCTTTAGCTATATATGCCGCTACTACTGTTTTACCTGTTCCTACGCTGGATGTGTCAATAGAACATTTTCCACTGGATAAGGTTGATATGAAGAAGTCTGCGGCCTCTTGTTGTTTAGGATAGAGGACCTTCATTTTCTCCTAATACTATAACGTTAAGACTATGTCAATTATTTTCCTCTTATATATCTTGCTATAAGAAAAGCATCCACCATCCCGTCATGTGGTTTTGTGGCGCGTTTGCTTTTCTGCCACCGTTCATCAGGCGCGAGACATTCCGCTTTCCATGCCGCCGCCTCTTTTGTGGTGCCCTTTGGTACATTACCTAGCATTTTCTTTTGCCATTTATGTACGGATACAAGACAGTGGCCCCAATTTCTATTCTCACACATCCCTAGAAGTTTACCGAAAGATATGCCCATTGAGCGTACGGCTTGAGAGGATTTTGCGTGGTGTAGGGGCTCCTCTATGGCTACAAGAAAGTCAGGGCCTGGATTGAGAAACATTATCCAGTCGTAGGTTCCTCTGGAGTCTATTTCCCTTTTCCCCGATCTATGGAAAGTGGGCATTATGGTTTTATCTATAACAGCTCCAGTGCATTTTGAAATAGCTACTAACCCACCGTCTAAACCATTATCTATCCCTATTATCACTGTTCTATAGCGGGTCTACTAGATGTCTTCTAACTAATAATCCCAAGCCCTCCGAAGGGAGAAAGCACCCTATATTGTGCCCCACCATCTGTAGGAAAAATATCTCTCTTGATATTTTAGGGAGTACTAAATAAAACTCTCCTTTTTGTTTTACAGATACGAACTTAAAATCATTAGGGGGTAGCTCTTCCCTTATTAACACATAAGGGTCTTTAAGTAAGATCTTTTCCTGAAACATCTTCTTTGGGAGGTTCATCGTCTAGAAAACATGGGGTGGCGTCCCCAAAGTTACTTTGTAAATATTCATATTCATACTTTTCCCTAGCTTCTTTTTCAGAAATATTATAGTTCTCTTGCAGAGTTTTTAAAGTTATCAACTTAGAATAGCAGGCCACGGGAGGCTTTCCATAAGTTTCTACGCACCCCATATAAGCATTTTCTAATCCTGAATATAAAAGAAGGGTGCTTTCAGCATCCTCTATTGTTTTTTCGGTATCGCTCATTCTTCTGGTTCTACATCTATTACTTCTTTAGTGTTAACCTTTAAGGCGCCTCCGCCCCTATCAGCTTTTGTGTTGTTAAGTATACTTATATCAATTTGTACTTTACCACTTCCTCCCCCAGTTTTAGCATTTAACCCCATATTTCTACGTATAAGTTGATCTAATTCTGACAGTTCTTTAATAGTCCTAGGAGCCCTTAAAAACTTTTTACTGTCCCGTAGGAGCTGTATACCCATAGCCGCAACGTAGCTTTGGTACTTATCCGCAGGAGTCGTTTGGGCTTCTGCTATTTCCATCATAGCTTCATCTTCAGCCACCCTAGCCTCGTATTTAGCAGTTTTAATAGCCTCATCCGTTTTACCTTCTAAATTATCATCTAATGCTGTTTTTAAAGGGTCTGCATCTTCCGGCATAGGGTTGGATGCGTGCGGATTACCTTTAGGTTCTATACCTTCATTGCGTAACCATAGTCTTAGTGTGGAATTGCTTATACCTAATTCCTTACTTATGTGTACCAACTTATAGTCTTGTTTGTACATTTCTAAGGCTTTAGGCAGTAGCTTAGACTTTTTCGATTTTGTAGGTTTCTTAGCCAAGTATATAACTTATACTATTTTAATTGGTATTTTTCAAGTTGAATGAGTAAGAAGACATCTTTATACGAACCTTTCATAGACCCAAAAACTAAACGCATGGATGTGGGGGGTTTACTTATACCTCCCACTAACACTATAACTGCGTTGCTATACGGGTTTGCACACCACAAAGCTAACAAAGCAAAGGAGTATTATTTTTGGAGGTTGGCCGATGAGCTATGGAACCATGAAGATCTACCCGAACCGATGATGGTTAAGCACCCATGGGCTGTAGAAATGATAAAAGCAGTTATACGTAATAAATACGTAGCTATTGGGGGAGCGGCTAATAGTGGTAAATCCCACACAATGGCCGCATGGGGGATCTTAAATTGGTTGGCCCAGCCTAGAGATACGCTGGTTCTCCTTACATCAACCACGCTACGGGAAGCAAGAAAAAGGATTTGGGGTTCAGTTATATCGTTATTGATGGTTATCGATGGGGCACCCGTCAAAATACGGGATAGTATTGGAAGCGCTTGTTATATAAATGAGTCAGGAGTGCTTATTGATAGGGCGGGGCTGTCTTTGGTTGCGGCTGAACGCAGTAGAACTAAAGATGCTATTGGTAAGTTAATTGGTATTAAGCAGAAAAAAATAATATTGATAGGTGATGAGTTATCTGAACTG